AGATAATAGACTGCTTTCAGACGAAGACAGTACCGATTTACTGGGGCTGTATCAATATTGGGGACTATTTTAATAAAGATGGAATAATTATTGTTAATAATATTGAAGAGATTATAGATGCCTGTAACAGGTTGAATATAGATAAATATAATGAGATGTTACCAGCGATGGAGGAAAATTACATCAGGTCAGAGGCATGGGTAAATTATGAAGAGCAGTTAAAGAATTGTATTATTAATATAATCCAGTGCGTTGCGGTGAGCGGCAGGGAGTAGCATGGCGGGGTAATGTAAGGCGAGGCAAATTTAAAAACATGAAAAAATTAATTATTTTGTTTATTGTTATAATAGCATGTGAAAAAAATGATCCTGTTTGCTGGGAATGTAATATAACAACAAAGACAACTATATCACATTATGTATCATCTACATTAAGTAGGACTATCATGAAATGTGATATTACAGATGTAGAAATTGCTGAATATATTGATCATAACACATCAGTTATAGTTAATAAAGAGAAAACACATATAGGAGAAATAATTACAACAATAAGCAGTACTTGTATCTGCAATAAAAAATAAATTTTGTAAAACTATTGATATTAATAAAAATAAATTATAAATTGCAAACGAGAATTTGGTTTAGGTTTTCGGCAGGGTCGGATAGTCTTTTCATCATTTAGGGTTAGTTTGAACTTTATGGGTTACATAATCAACAGTTGTCTCATTAAATATCCTGCCCTGCTTTTTTTGATGTTCTTTGTAAAGATATAGCCCAGTGGGGTGCGCGGAATGGCAATGCTATGCGGGGAATGGCGATGCTAGGCACGGACTGGCAATGCAAGGCGAACTTAATTTTAATATGAAATTATTGAGAGAAATACTAATTTTCATGTCGGTAATAGCTTCAGTCTATCTGGCATATCTATTGATAAGAAATATTGCCGATATGTTTATTGATTGGTTTAAAAACAAATTCAGATGAAAAAAATACATAAGGATAAAAACAAGATCAGAAAACTCAAAGATGATACGCAAAACAAAAAGCGGAAAATACCTGGTCGTTTCAAAAAAAGGCAAACGGCTGAGTAAACCGACAACTAAGAAAAAGGCTTTGAAACGCCTCAGACAAATAGAATTTTGGAAAAGACACAAATAAGCAGATGCAAATGCGGAGGGAAAAAGAAACCACCAAAGAAATAATAATGTATTATACAAAATGTATAATATATTTTTTACTTTTACATATTTAATTATCTATATATGTAAATACTATAAAAGAATAAAATAGAATGCCATTTAAAAAAGGTATAAAGAAAACAGGAGGGAGAAGAAAGAATACTCCAAACAAAGTAACTCAAGATATAAAAGAAGCATATCGTTTACTTATTGAAATGAATTTATCTAATCTCTCAGGATGGCTCGATAAGATTGCAGAAGAAAATCCGGAAAAGGCTATAAGAATACTTGCAGAATTGTCAGAGTATGTTATTCCTAAATTAGCACGTACTGATTTAACAAGTGGAGACAAGCCTATTTTTTATCAATTACCTACAATAAATATTACAACAAAAAATGGTAATTGAGCAAGTCATAAGCAAACCCCAAATGTCAATTCTCACTTCAGTAGCAAGGATAAATCTATTTCTCGCAGGTGTAGGTTCAGGGAAAACATTTTTGGACGGCACTATCTCACGCAATCTTATTTCCCGATTCCCGGAAGTCAGGGGATTTATTGCGGCCAATACTTATGACCAGCTAAACACGTCAACGCTCTTTCGTATTCGAGAATATTGGGCTTCAACAGGAATAACGGAATGGAGTAAAGAGAATCCATCAGGGACTTATGTATCAGGGCGGGAACCTCCTCAGCAATGGACAAAGTGCAAACGCAATTTTGACAGGTTTAACAATATTATATCATTCTGCAATGGAGGTTTAATATTTACCGGATCACTTGATAATGCTGTGATGCATAGTGGAAAAGAGTTCGCTTGGGCGATACTTGACGAGACAAAGGACAGCAAAGAAGAGGACGTTAAAGAGATCATTCTTTCCAGATTGCGTCAACCAGGAATGTATTTAGTTAATGGGGTTGTTCAGAATAAGGGGAATATTGAACAGCAATGGAACCCGATGTATATATCAACGTCCCCGGCAAAGACAGACTGGTTAACGACATGGTTCGATCTTGAGAAATACATTGACGAGATCAGCGCAAAGATTTATAGCGATAAGACGTTTTTTGAAAAGGAGTTTGGGGACAAAAAAGCAGTTATAAGCTCAACATATCACAATGTCCACAATGTAGGTCAGAACTATATTGATAATATCCTGGCAAATAACACTGAGGAAAGAGGTAAAGCTCTTATTTATGCTAATCCTTTTGTAACAACAGGCGGTGAGTTTTACAGCTCCTTTGACAGGCTCAGGCACGTATCAAATGTCAGATATGATTCTGACCTTGCTATTCACATATCCTTTGACCAGAATACTGTACCTTATAATTCTGCTTCTATATGGCAGATAACACGGAAAGGCGAGATATGGGATATGAGATGTATTGATGAGATAGCACTTGAGAATCCACGTAACAGTACAGAGGAGGTATGTGAGGAGTTTATTTGTCGTTATCCGAATCACAAAGCAGGGTTATATTATTACGGTGACGCATCTGGTAAGGCACGGTCAACGATGAACAAGGACTTCAAACATCACTACGAGATTGTTGAATATAAGTTACGGAAGTATCTTATTAATCTCTCTGACCGGACAATGATAAAGAACCCATCAGTAATAAAAAGGCGGGACTTTGTCAATGTTATATTTGAAGATAAGTTGCCTATCAGGATAACAATAGATGAAGGGTGCAGGAAGTTGATTGCTGACCTGATGTATCTCAGACAGGCCTTAGACGGAACAAAAGACAAGACTATTGTTACTAATAAAGATACCGGGGAGAAATACCAGAAGTACGGGCACCTGTCAGATGGTATGGATTATATTTTAGTTGAACTATTTAAAGAATATTATGAAGGATAGTGAAAAGCTGGTTATAGCAATGAGATTGATTATAAAGCAGTCGCAGCTTATTGAGTCATTTGATGATTGGATAAGATTAGTTAAGATACATGATCTCGAAGGGGCGAGTGAGATAGTTAAGTTAGCTGATAAGCTAAGATTAGAGATAAGAAAGTTGAAGGGAGAACTTGCAGAGGCAAACAAGAAGTCGAATATAATTTTATTAAAGAACTGACATGACAAAAGAGGAAGGATTGGAATTGCTGATTGACATTATCAAAAAAGATACTAAGCATCAGGACTATAAGCGGGTAACGGAGCTTGCTGATAAATATTACAAGATGTGTACCGGTGATGGTATCTGTGACTTGCTATTGCAGATCATTACCAGAGAGACAGAGGATGAGTTTGATCAACGTAAAAGGATAACAAAGTCTGTCATACCATCCACGCTGAACTCAACAAAGCTGCCATTTCAAAAGGCTGTGCGTAAACAGCCATTGGTAAGGACATTAAAGTATGAGAGCGATAATGATGACAGGGTTTTGGAACTTGAGGAGTATATTGCTAACTATTGGGGTGAGATGTCACTGGATGAATATATGGAATATGCTTATATTGACTATAACTATATTGACCCAAATGCTTTTCTTATCACTGAGTTTGCGCCATTTGATCCTACCGTTGAGAAGGCCAGCCCTTATCCTTTTATTGCTACATCAACGGATGCTATAATGTATGAGTATAGAAATGAGATTCTGCAATATCTTGTCGTTAAGCTACCGATAAAATATAAAGACGGCAATTTTGAAAGGGATGGATTTAAGTTCACGATGTATCTTGGTGATGATACTATTCAATTATCGCAGGTTGCTGCAAGAGGAGATGATGTGATGGAGATAGGGCCATATCTTTATCTTTTGGAATATTTTGAGCCAAAGGCCGGTAAGGTTCCTGCCATGAGACTCGGTTATCTCAGGGA